CACAGCAAATGTGGTGGAGTGGACTTGTAGTTAAACGTAATGTGGATAAAGGTGAGTATGATCTTGAAATGATTGAGTATAACACGATAAGGAGAAGATATGGTAAAAGATAAAAGAGAATATAAAACTATAAAAGAATATGGTAATGATATGTCATATGAGAATGAGGTAAGGTTTGATAATGTAAACTCTCCTAGTCATTATAAGCATGGTAAGAAAGAAACTATAGATGTTATAAGAGATTGTATGACTGGTGATGAGTATCATGGATACCTTAAAGGTAATGTTTTAAAGTATGTATCTCGTTATAAATTTAAAGGAGAACCATTAGAAGATTTACAAAAAGCTAATTGGTATTTAAATAGATTAATAAAGGAGGTCAATAATGGGGCAAGTTAAACAAGCTTTAATTGAAGTAGAAGATTTAGTCTGTGGATGTTTAAAACAAGGCAGAACTCTCAATCAAACTATCAGAGATTTAAAAGAAATCTATGATAAAACAAGTAATGCAAATCCGTATTTAACTAGTGAAGATTTAATAGAGGACAAGTATTATCAATTTAAAGGTCAACAATAAAAGGAGAAAGAAAAATGACTAGTAACTCAAAAGAAAAACCAGCACCCACAAACCCTAGAACTTACTTGATAAATTCTATACAACTTACAGAGATTATGAAGTACTTAATGAGCAGACCATATGCTGAAGTTGTTAAACTAATGAATATGCTTGGTACATTAAATCAATTAGATTCAAAGATTGGTGCAGATTTTGTGAAGCAGCAAAATGATGGGGTCTCAGATGGAAAAAAGTAATCTATCAAAACATACAGGATTACTATTTGAATTAAAGATAGGATTAAATAAAGAAAATTCTATAGTGATTGATTATGGTGGAAAACCTGTAGGTAAAATAAGAGAGGCTTTAAAAGATTTTAAATACCAAGCTAATCTATGTGCTGCAATTATTAATCATGCCAATAGTGTTGGTAAAAAATTAGAAGATGATATTAAAAAAATGATACAAGATATTTAAAGTTTTGGTAGCTGAAGAAGTTGCACCAAAAAAAAAGGCACCCATAAAGAGTGCCTTAATGTTGCCTAGACGGGGGAGTTAATAGCTCCCCTTTTTTATTTGTTTAACAATTCCATGCTCTTAAAGCTTTATTAATTCTACTGTTAGGATCATTGGCAGTTTTCTTTGAAGTAAGTTTTTTCTTCATACCACCCATACGTGCACAGAAACTAGCACGTCTTGGATTACCAACAACTTTACTAGGTGCTTTTAAATTACCACGTTTGTAACTTTTTCTACCTTTTTCATTTAATCCACCACTAGGATTCTTACCTTCTTTTCTAGTCCATGCTTCTGTTTTAGCCATTACGCAAAACTCCTATATTGTTTTACTTTTTTTGCAATGTTCTTCGGTTGTTTCACAAACTGTTTTCCCTGCTTTGTTCCTTGGCGTTTTGCTTTTGTCGTTGCCGCATACTCCGCAGATGATAGACTCTTGATAGCTTTCTCTGGCAAATATCTTTCCCCAGTCACCGAAGACTTCTTCCCAGATTTTGTTGTCCATTTTTGTTTCCCCCATGCTTTTAAACTACGTTGACTTTTTGATAGTGCCATACTTTTCTCTCCAATAATTTTTTCTTTCAAGTAATCTAATTTTATATTCTAGATTATCTATACCTAATATTTTTTTAATAAAGTTTATCATGATGTGTATCCACCACCTGCTTTCTTATAAGCTTTAGCTAATGCCTGTGCTTTTCTAGCTGACCATTTACCTGCGGCTGTGCCATGGGTATTTGCAGCTTTTATTCTATTAAAAATTTGTTTTCTTTTATTAGGTTTTGTATAATTACCTGCTTTATTTACTGTCATTTTTTATCTCCTTATATTCATAATCATAGCTTCCTTCCTGTACCTCATCTGTAATCCATTTAGAAGTATCTTCTACGGACCAAATTTTAGTATTAACTAATCTATGGATGAGAGGTTTGCTAGGATCAGCTGCCATAGAAGGATCAAATATCCTTAGTCTATTGTTGGGTTGAATTGCATAGTTGCCATCGTCTAATTCTATTACATGTCCACACTTATGTTGGTCTGGTTTTTCTGCATAACCAAAATCTAATTCATTATAATCACCAGCACACCAATCAATTGTAAATAAGTATGTACCTTCTCTTTGTTTTTTTCTTCTAGATGTGTATATCATTTTACAACCATCTAATTGATAAAACTTTGTAACACTTACATTATAACTAAAAGAATCCCATAACATTAATTCATTTAAAGGTAACTCTTTAGTATCTGGTTTTTTACAAAATGCAGATATAGGTGCTCTCCACCATATACCACCATCTGTCATCATATAATGAAACAAAGGTACTTGTTTTGGTATTGAACTAAAACCAAATATAACACATTCAAAGTATTTATCATGAGAATCTTTTTGATCTCTTAAATAATTACCCCTTACAAAACACTCTATAGGTGGTATGTTTGCGTTAAGATACACTAGTTTGCCAGTGGGTTTGAAGATTTAACTTTAATCTCTTCTATCTGTACCTTTAATAATTCTATTTCTTTCTCAATAACTTTAGTAGCAGTGTCATCATGAGAATGCGATGTATCATGTGAGTGTGATGTATCTGCATTTTCTAACGCAGCAACTTTTTCTTCTAATACAGCTATATCTGCAGAATAATCTGCTGATTCTTGTGATGATAACGCATCTAATTTTGTAGTAATTTCTCCATACTTAACAAACCCACCACCTATTGCGGCAATGACTCCAAGTAATGCTGCTACTCCTGCTAGTTGTCCTTTAATTTTATCCATTTTTTAATATCTCCAATTCATATAGTAGTTGTTGTTTAATGTTATCGAGGTTTCTTAATTGTTGTTGTTTTATAAATACTGGATCATCTTGAATATATGATGTTAAACTTGTGTCAGGATATAATTGTCTGCTATCAAATATATTTAATTGATCTAGATATAAACTTTTAGGTTTATAAAATTCTACACTTTCATAAACTGCTAATGATGCTTGATCACTTGCCATAGCATCTAATTTAATTATATTTTTTATCTGTAAATTCTTTGAAATATCTTTAATATCTTTGTCAATTTTATCCATAACTTTTACCAAATTATCCTTGATTGTTTTTTTCTGTTGTATAGTTTTTTGTTTGGCAAGCTTCTTAGTCTGAACAGTGGATTTTCTAGGAGTCTTGCCAGAAGGTTTCTCTTCTTTAATTTCTTCTTTTGTTTCTTCATTACTTTCTTCTATTACTTCTGTAGATTCTTCTTCAATTATTTCTTCTTCTTTTGTAGTAGGTTCCTCTCTTGATGGGCTAAGAACCATTTTTGTAGGCTCTTCTTCAACTACTTCTTCTTCTTTAGATTCTTCCTCGGTTGGTTCCATGAGTACGGGTCTACTTGTTGTAAGTTCTTCCTCTGCAAATGTCTCCTCTTCTTCAGAAACCATAGGTAAGAAGCTTGCAATGATCTCCTTAGTCTCTTCATAAATTTCTTCTTCTTCTGGTGGTGGTAGCATTGTAAAAAAAGATGTAGATACTTCTTCTTTCATTGGCATTTCTTCAATTATCATTTCTTCTTCCATGCTAAACTCTTCTTCCATTGGCATTTCTTCTAGTACCATAAGCATAGGCTCAAATGTCATCTCTTCAAACTCTTCTTCCATAGCTGGTGGTTCTTTAAAGAATGTAACCATCTCTTCAAATAATTCTTCTATCTGTTCAAATGTAAATTCTTCTTCTATAATCTCTTCAATGTTTTCAAAGATATCTTCTATCTCTTCAATAATTTCAGTTGCTATAACTGTAGTATCATATGTCATAGTAACAGATATATTATCTACATTTGGTCCACCTAAATATCCTGGAGCATTAGCATCAGATCCAGATATATTTATATTACCAACATTAGATCCTAAACCATTATATATTAGTCTATCTGTAAATATTGCACCATCAATACCAGTTACATCTGTTCTTATTGTAGTATTAGATGCAAGAGTATTACCATCAGAGTCTTTAATTGTAAGTACATTTGTAAATGTATCTGCTTGACCTTGACCACCCCAACATCCTGCTACACCACATTCACCATTTTGTGCATCAATAGTAGAATCTAATACTATACCATTGTTTAACATATCTTGAGTTATAGTATCTGTAGATAAATTAAAATCTTGTTGTATAGATCCACTGTTACCAAATTCTAAATCGTAATTACTAGTAACGTTGTTTAACTCACAACAATCACTTAGTACTTGAACATCACCAGAGGTTGTCCAGCCATTACTATTGCCTGTTTCAAAGTTACCATTGGTAACTAAATTACCTGTTGTTATCTCTTCTGCTGAAGTTGTAAGGGTTAATATCGTCAGCAAAACTGTCAATAGCAAAGTACGCATATGTAACAACTCCTATAAATATTAATATTTCTATCATCTAACGTTTTTTAAATTTTTTAAATTTTCTTTTGCAGCTTCTTTATCTTGTTTTTCTAATTCTTCAGTCATTTTAAGTTCTTCTTCAAGTCTTTTCTTTTCAACTAAAGCTGCTTCTCTAGCTATCTTCTCTTCTTTTTTTTCTCTAGCCTTCATACGTTTAA